AAAAAATGCCGCACGGTTATTCGTTATTGCCTGCCACACATCCTGTAGCGTATGACTATGCCCTGCATATACTAGCGCCGCCTGTATGTAGTCAGCGCACCGCTCGAACTCATCAGCCGATGATGAGATACGCAAAGTCTGCATCGTGTCCCTGATTGTCATGTCCAATCACCATAGTTCCATTTGTGCTTGTTGCCTTTACATACGGATTGTGATGGTAAGGGCTATGCCCTACACCGCACCAAAAGACTAAGCTCTCCACATTATAGCGGGGTTCGCTAATGGTTGTTTCTGTCTGGTTCTTAGGCAGGGTAACATAGCCGACACTGTTTAGCCCACCGTCTATCGTTCTGTTTAATATCTCAGCTATCTCTCGCGTGGTAGCTGTAACGGGGTTCAATATCCTGAAGTTAGTCTTTCTCTCTGCCGTGGTCATCTGCGCCCTACCTCTGCGGCCTCAACATCAAAGCCCTGAGCAAACTCAAAGGACTGGTCAAAGCTGAACTTAAAGCGGTGATATCTGCCGTCAGCCCTAAACTCAGCATACCCATCTCCGCCTGCGGGAACATTCGTTGTAAATGTTGGCGCTGGGTTGCCTATCATATAGTTTCTAGTGCCAACAGCGCAGAAGTTCTCAATGCCCACATAGTACGGATAAACGCGGGTTACAACTGAGTGTTTGCCCTTGTGCAAGTTCATCTCGCCAGTAACAATCTCCGGCACTAAGGAATTGCCCGTAAATGAGTGCAGTCTGTTGCCAACTGCCGCCCCAAAGAAGAACTCACCACCGCGCAATGAAGGGCTATCAAGCTGGATGGACAGAGAGTCCACTGTAGCCGCCAAGCTGTCTAAGTCATCAACCGTATATCCTGACGTAAACAAGGGCGCTACCAAGTCCGTTGTAATTCGCACAAGTGACCAGCGGTTTAGGCTGTAATTGTAAATCAGCAAACTGTCTGGAACGCCAGACGGGCTGGCTTGAGATGGATATGACCAAACGGCTATTTGGTTCAACGGGTCAACACTAGCAGAAACCTCGTTTCTATAAGCACTGTTAAAATCGTTCTCAAAAAACTTATCTATCTTCTCATTGCCAATCGGGGTGGCTCTCTGCCCATCAAACATATGGAAGCCGTTGTCAGCCAAGAAGAATGTCAGGTGTCCATAGTTACACACAGAGCCAGCCAGTCTACAGCCGCGCACACTCTCCACCTTATCGAACTGGAACACCAGAGGAAGGCCAGTATAGGTGGCACGGAAGATAGCCCTTTCACAAAGAATGGTCGCATACTCGCCGCCAACTAGGCCAGTTATCTGCCCAGCGTCCGGCAAGTCCTGAAAGTCAGACTGGTCTGTGCCGGATGTCCAGCTTGTGTAATCGCTAAATCCTGACCACTTTACCCGCATAGGCTTCCGGCCTGAGCCTTCATCAATGTTGGCTGTCCATACAAAATCACGCACCACCGCAAGAAAATCTGCCTTCGGAGCGTTTGGCACATCAGCCCATACAGTTGATGAGTTTACATCCCAATATTGCAATGTCTCGCCTACGCCACCTGCGGCAATGGCAATATCGCCGAACTGCACAAAGCGCCAATGCTCTGCGCCTGTCAGTGAATAGCCACCAGCCTTGCTGACGTTATCCAGATTGTTTGTGCCTGTGTTGAATTTGTACAGCTTGCCACTATCGCCAGCGAACAGCGTGACATCGCCCACATCATTCTTTACAGCAAAGATACCGCGAATGGTGTCATCTGCGGCGTTGCTAATAGGCACAACATCTCTGAACCTGCGATAGCCGGAGGCGGCAGGTATCACGTTGGTGGCTGTAATCAAGCCCTGATTCATGTGGTCTGGCTGGTCAGGTAGCCATTCTCCGAAAGGTATCATACGTTCACCCATGTTTCTGTGCCAACTGTCGGCACTGTCCAGACTTCTGTTCCAAGCGGCACATCCGTCCAAATTTCCGCACCCTGCGGCACGACTGTCCAGTCATCACCAATCACCTTCATGGCAACTGTCGGGGTCATGGTTACTCTAACACTCCCGCCCGTCACAAACGTGCCTGAGAAGGCGCTGGACTGCGTTACAGCTATCTGCGGTGTAGCACTAGCGGCATAGGTAGCCTCTGCGCCTGACGAGGCTGTAATCGCCGCAGAAACGGCTGATTCAACCTGCCTATATATTGTTGGCGTGGCAGTGGCTGTATTGGCGATATTTACCAGCGCCTCAAACGGCTTTACCTTGGCAAACAAAGCGACAGCCGTATTAACAGCCGTAACCGCCGCAGATATTTCCATAATCTTGCCGGATGCAGATGTAGCGGTAACTGCAACCGACACAGAGGCTTGCGCTTCGTGTAGCTTATCAACCGTCAGGGATGCAGATGCAGTTAAAGCCGCGCTCACTGCCGAGGCGGCTTCGTGCATTACGAGGTTGTCTAGGTCGTCTACCGTGCCATAAGCATTTAGACTATCGACTGTACCCCAAGCATCTAACTGGTCAACCTTTGCCATTATCTAGCCCTATGCGGCTGTGATGTCCATATCGCCAGCGGCAATACGAAGAATATCGCCAGTATCAACTGCTTTACTAGCTGTTAGCGCACCGTGAATAAGCAGGTTGCCGCCTGTGCTTGCGTCAAACAAGCCGAAGTGGCTGACAGTACCCCATGAGCCTGTAGCGGCTGGGAAATCAACTGCGCCGCTGTTGTCGGCTGTTCCGCTAGATGCGGCATTGAAGGCAATGGCTTGACGGGCATAGCCTGAGCCGGAAAGCTCTGTGCCGGAGTTGTCATCGTTAAATGAACCCGTGGACAGGCCAACGTAAACTGTTGACGGCATGGTGTAAGCGCCAGTGCCTAGGATGTGGTCGAGAATCTCGTTCTCTAAATAGTCGCTCATCGCTGACATGATTATCTCTCCGCTTGTGCGTTTGCTTGTGAATAGGCTGATTTAATTTGCAGAGAACCTGTGCCGTAATGACTTCTCTGTTCGTCCACCTTAATCTCTTCTAAGATGCGGGTGAATTTCTGGTCGTACTGCGCGGCTCTCGCCTCATCCAGCAGATACGCATACCCCTCTGCTAAAGCACCGTACAAATACAGGTCGGGGCTTCTGATAAACAGCGTGGGGGTGGTGATGTTGCTAATGCTTGGCAGTGAGCCGATGTAAACAATCTCTTGCTGATAAGCAGAATCAGGAATAGGCCGGAGCTTCATTTCCAGCCCCACAATGCTGTAACCCTCTGGCATACCCTGACTGTTTGAGGAATACATACTGTCCAGAGCAGACGGGCTGTAGTAAGTCAGCACCCGTGTCGGTGATGCGTTTATCTTTACCTCGCGCACTTCACGGAAATCGTTAGGAAGCAGAATATACTCATCGCCAGCAGTAAGCGTAGCCTGAGAGCGCTTTTCCTGTTCGCGTGTCTCTAGCTCACGGCTCATGCGTGATTCAGCCATTGTGATAAAATCAGGTATCTGGCTGGTTAAGTCAGAACGTGCCATAAAGTTGGCAACCGCTGTCTGCAATTCTGCGTAGTTCCCGATGCTCATAAGTTACCGCCGCCTGTTCTAAACACTCTGTTTTCGTTACTGTTCAGCCACTGCTTCCAAGCCTTCGGATTATCAGCAGGTCTGCCGAACTTCTGCACCAGCTCATTATACAGCACATTCGGTATTTCCGCCACATGAGCCATGTGCTTCTGTGTGCCTGTCATCTGCCCATAGCGCCAATCGTCAGCCATGTGCTTGTTAATCTTCAGCAGATTGTCGAAAGTCTGGCTCTGCTCAATAACTGTGTCGCCGTAGCGCCCCTGCTTCATCTTGACCTGAGTGCCAGTAAGCGGGTCTATCTTTAGTATTCTGTCCATGCTTCCCCCAAAAGGGAGAAGGGCAGTTGCCTGCCCCTCTCTGCTATTTCAATGCTTACGAACCGTTCAGGTCGTAAACTACAGCGTGTGCCTTCGGTGCTTGCACCTTCAATGACCACTCAGTGATGAGTTGCATCTTGTCTGCGTCACCTGTTGCGGCAATTTCCTTCTCAGCGAAGTTACGGCCTTTCAGGGTGCATAGTGATGCGAAGTCTGGGTCAATCAGGAACATCCGGTCATTGCCCATGAAGCGTGATGGAGCAACGTCCAATGTGCCGAAGTCTGTCAGGTAAAC